CCAGCTCGATCCCCGCCCGCAACTACGCGTGGCGTCACGCCAAGAACGTCCTGGGCGCGGACGCCCACTGGTGCCTCGACGACAACCTCCGCGGCTTCCACGTCCTCACCGACAACCGCATCATCCCCGCCAAGACCGGCCTCGTCTTCGACCTCGCCGAGGCGTGGTGCGCGCAGTACGCGAACATCGGTCTCATGGGCTTCCAGTATTCTGGGCTGGTGAAGCGTCGCTTCGCCCGCCCGCCCTTCATGCTGAACACGCGGATCTACTCCTGCGTCTGGATTCCGCACGCCCGCCTCGCGCGCACGCTCACCGAACCCTGGCGCGGCGTGTACAACGAGGACACCGACCTCTCCCTGCGCGTCCTCAAGGCCGGCCTCGTCACGGTCCTGTTCTACATGTTCCTCGCCAAGAAACTCCCGTCCCGCAGCCAACGCGGCGGCAATACCGACTCCATCTACGCCCTCCCCGACGCCGACGTGCAGTTCGCCGAGTCCCTCCGCGCCCAGCATCCCGATGTCGTCCGCGTCGCCCGGCGCTATGGCCGCACCCACCACGTCGTCGACTACGCGCGCTTCACGCAGCCCCTCGTCCGCGATCCCCACGCGCCCGGCGTCGCGGCCACGTACGCCCTCGCCCGCAAGTCCACGCCCGACGGCCGGCGCGTGCGCTTCGATCAACGCGCGGCCGACCTCGTCGATGGCCCTGCCAGCCCGTGATGCCCGACGACCTCGCGGCCCTCGATCTCCCCGATCTCCCCGCGATCCTCGATCGCCTGGACATCCTCGCGCGGCAGGCCGAGCAGGAGGCCGACACGCGGCGCGCCCTCACCACCCGCGTCACGCGCCTGGAAGGGGCCGTGCGCGCCCTCATCCTCGCGGTGGAAGGGACCGTGAACGAAACCCTCGGCGGCGGCCCCCGTCGCGTCGTCGCCGATCACGCCCTCGACAAAGCGCGCGCGGCCCTGGACACTCTGCCATGACCCCCGACGTGACGATGGACCCGCTGCCCCGCGTGCATGAACTCTCGCCGCTCGACCTCTTCCATCGCGTCGTCGCCCTCCACGCCCGCGTGACCGCGCTGGAGACCGCGCTGGAGACCGCGAAGACGCTCTGGTTCAATGCGCTCTTCGACCACGGAACGCCGCGAGACGTGCATATCACGGGGTACAACGAATGGCTCGCGGCCCTCGCCCCAAGCGCGACTGATCCCGCCGTGCTGAGCACGCCTGAGAACAGGGATGCCCCAAGCTGAACGCGCGCCCGAGTTCGTCCAGCGCATCTGGCGCCCCGGTCAATCCGGCAATCCCAATGGGCGCCCGCTCACCGTGTCGTCGCTCTCGCGCTACGTCCACCAGGAGACCGAGCGCGGCATCGAGATCGTCAACCTCTTTCTCGCCGTCATGCGCGGCGAGAAGATCCCGTGGCGGAACAGCCGCCGCACGCGCCTGCCCACGCTCGGCGAACGCTTGCTCGCGGCGCAGTGGTTGGCCGATCGCGGCTGGGGCAAAGCGCGCGAGATGGTGACCATCGAGGACGACACCGGCACGCCCGAAGAGCGCCGCGCCGTGCTGCACGCGATGACGGATGACGAGCGCGCCCTGATGGCCGCGCTGCTCGCGCGCGCCCGCGCCCGCATTGACGCGCCGGCCCCACCCGTGGTAGTCGAACCCCCAAGTGGCCCCGATGTCTCGCGCGTCGTCGACAGTCAGTCCCCGGAGTCTCACGGCGCCCCTCCCGCCTGAACTCGCCGATCTCGACGCGACCGCGCTGGAAGCCGACCTCGATTACGTGACGCGCGCCCGCGCGTGCGCCGCTGATCCCTGGTACTGGCTCGCGACGGCGGTCACCACGGTCGACGAAGTGGATGCGACGACGCCGGTGAAACCCTTCCCCACGCACGTGTGCGCGGCGTGTGGCACGTACCACGGCGGCCTGCCCCCCCGTGTGTGCTGCGCCGCGCCCACGCGCGAACTCACGTATCTCAAACTGCTCGCGCGCCAGTTCGATCGCGGGCTGCCGCCGATCCTGATCGTGCCGAAGGCGCGCCGCATGCGACTCTCCTGGCTCTTCGTCGCGCTGCATCTGCGCCTCGCGCTCGCGCGCCCGCACGCGCGCATCTTCTTCATCTCGTCGAAGCAGGACAAAAGCGCGGAACTGATCGAGCGCGCGCGCGGCATCCTCGCGCGGTTGCCCGCATGGGCCGGCGGCGCCCGCGCCGTTGCGGACAGCGCAGACCCGCCCACGCTCACGCTCGTCGAGACAGACGCGCGACTGGTGGGCATCGCGGAGGGCGCGGACCAGTTGCGCCAGTACACCGCGTCCGCGATCCTGGCTGACGAGATCGGCACCTGGCAGTGGCCGCGCCTCGCGTACTCCGCGATGAAGCCCTGCATCGACGGCGGCGGCCGTCTGACCCTGGTGTCGTCCGCGTATCCCGGCACGTGGCATGAGATGGTGAGTGGGACGTTCTTTGGGTGAGAGGGGGCCGAGGATGCGCGCGCAACCGAAGCCGAAGCCGCGACCACCGACGACGCCACCACGACCGCGACCCCGGCCTGGGCCGGAAGAGGACTGAGCGATGAGTGTGACCGTGTTCGCCGAGATCGAGTCGATCGAGACGTCGAATGGGGGGGCCGCGCAGGCCGAGGGCGCCGCGCCGCGCGCGCGCCAGGGCATGATCGGAACCCGCGGGCCAGCGGACCCGGAGCGGCGCCCCGTGGCCGTCGCCGCACCGCGTGGGGCCGAGACGCGCGAGGGCGAGCAGGTGACCGCGATGCTCGGCCCTGACGACGTGGTGCCGATCGAGTACAGCGCCGTGCCGGGCACGACGACGAACATGCCGGGCACGCACGCGTACCCGGATCAGGCCGCGCCGCTGACCGCGATCACCTCGACCATTCGCGGCCGGCTGCTCGCGCCGCATTCGGGCTCGTTCGAACTCCACGTGGCGTCAGGGCCGGCGAGCACGGTGCAGGTGGGCCGCGTGCGCCTGAGTCTCGCGGAGGCATGACGGTTTCCGACGCCGTCACGCGGATCACGGGGCGCGATCCGGCCGCGCTCGCCGCGCGTCCCGGCTACGTGCCGGCGTCGGATCTTCGCGCGCGTCGCCGTCGCGGCCGGCGTCGCCCGCGGGCGCGCGCCGCGTGGCACGTGACGCCCACGGGCTGGGCGATCGTGCGCGTGGTGCGAGCGGGACCGGCTCGGCAACTCACCACCACGCTAGATGCCAGGAGGCCCTGATGCCGTTCCCCGCTCGCGCCACGCGTGGCAGCAAGGTCAGTCCCGAGAAGGCGAAGACGATCCTGAAAGACGGCGAGGTGCGGGGGAACCCGCTCACGCCGAAGCAGAAGGGATTTTTTGGGGCCAGGGCCGGCGGCGCGCCGGAATTGCCGGCACCGAAGAATCCACCCGGCCGCAAGCGTCGCTAACGTCCGCACGCCCCTGGAGGGCTCCGATGAAAAAGTGGCTTGGCATTCTCGCGCTCGCACTCTGTCCGACCCTGGCCGTCGCGCTGCCCTCCATCGTGTTCGACACGACGCCCGGTGGGGCCGGCGGCAGTCTGACCTATGACGGCGCCGGGGGGCCGCTCGTCGGCACCGATGTGCAGTTCGTCAACATCGTGGGCGTGGAGTCGCCGCTCAACGCGAACGTCGTCCTCAGTTGCGTGGACTGTTTCCTCGACTTCACGACCGGCGCGAACACGCTGGAAGGCCCGCCGCAGTACACGTGGGCCGGGGGCGGCACCTTCACCCTCACCGGCGACGTGCCGGCGCTGGGCCTCGACGACGCGGTGCTGCTCACGGGCACGTTCACGGGGACGCCGAACACGCCGGGCCTCGTCGCGTCTGGCGCGACCGCGCTCTTCGTCGCAGTGGGCCTCGACACCAAGAACGAGACGCTCGCGAACTACTATGGCTTCACGGCTGATGGCTGGGCGTTCGCGAACACCGAGATCGCGCTGGGGACGTTCGCACCGGGCGCGGACGGCGCGTTCACCGCGAGCCCGAACCAGGCCGACCTGATTAACGCGGCCGTGCCGGAACCGGCCACGATGCTGTTGCTCGGCACGGGCCTCGCGGGGCTTGGCGCGCTCGCGCGTCGCCGGGTGAGATGAATCAGACCCACACGGTGCAGTGGCTGACCGAGATGCGGGTGCCGGTCGCGCCGGATCTCTCGCAGTATCTCGTCGAGATCCAGACCCCCGAGCACGGCTATGTGGGCATGCGCTACGTGCCACTGGGGACGACGGCGACCAGTTGGAGTCTCCCCCCGGGGAGTTACGTGGAGAAGGTCTCCGCGACGAATGCCGCGGGCACGGTGTGGGAGGGCACCATCGAACGTCCGTTCACGGTGGGCGACCCGGCCCCGCCGATCGACCCGCCGCCCACGGGCGAGCCGGCGCCGTTCCCGTTTCCCGTCTGGGGCGATCCGTACGTCCCGCCGGTGCTCGCGCCGGGCGCGGTCGACAAGGCCCAGTGGGAAATCAACATGGTGGAGTACGGGCGCCGGCACGGGGAGTACCTGCTGACGCATCCCAACGACACGCCCGATCAGAAGCTGGGCTTTGTCTATTACGACATGGCGCGCGTCATGTACCAGATCGCGGACTACACAGGCGAGCCTGAGCCCTGGAACACCTACGCGAAGGAAGCGATGAGGTGGTTTCGGGACACCTACATCATCCCCAATGCTGGCGGGGTGCCGGGCTACTACAACTTCACGCACGGGCTGCGGATGGACTACGAGCGCACGGGGGACGCGCTGTCCAAGGAATGGGCGATCACGCTGTCGAGCACGGCGTCCTTCGCGTCGGACGCGACGGATCGCACGTACATCGTCTCGCACGGGACGAGCCGCGAGATCGCGTACGCCATCCTGGGCTTCATCAACGCGGAGGCGTTGGGGGAACCGAAGCGGGACATCCGCGCCGAGTGGGTGGACGTCAGCCACACGTACTTCGCGCAGTGGTACGACACAGCGCACTGGGGGACCGATCAGATCTCCCCGTTCATGGCCGCGATCACCGCGCAGGCCCTCATCGCGGACTGGGAGGAGACGCAGGACGCGCGCTGTCTCCCGGCCCTCGTCGAACTGGGGGAGTGGATGTGGACCGAGGCGTATCACGCCCCCACCCAGGCGATGCGCTACCAACTGAACCCCATCAGCCCCGAAGGGTACGTCGAGGAGGGCGCCCCGGATCTCAACCTGATCATCGCGCCGGTGTACGGCTGGCTGTGGCAGCAGACCGGGGAGACGGTGCACCGCGACCGCTTCGACGCGCTGTTGTACGGGTCGCGCAACGCCTGGCTGGAGGGTGGCAAGCAGTTCGACCAGAACTACTGGTGGAGTTTCAGCGGCATGCGCTGGCGGGAGACGACCCCCGCGTGAGTCAAGCCGGGCTGATCCCGTTGATCGCGCAGTGGCTGCGGGACACGCAGGGCGTCGAGCCCGTTGCGCCCCGGCCGAACGCGACGGGGCCGGTGCCGCCGGGGCCTGCCCCGCGTGCGCCCTTCGACCTGCGCGCGCCCTCGATGTACACGCAGGACGTGCCGCGCCCCGCGTACCCGGGGCCGAGCGCGGCCGATCTGGTGCGCGGCAGTCAGCCCACGATCACGGCGTCCCAGCGCGCGGCGCTCCGCTCCGAGGCCGGCGCCGAGCCCGAACTGGAGCGCATGGCCGGCCCGGTGGAACCGCTCGTCAGCGGCGGCGGGAAAGCCCTCTACCACGTGGGCAAGGCCGCGACGCAGGGCGTGGGGCCGGTCCTGCGCGAACTCGCGAAACTCGGCTGGGTGCGGGAGCCCCTGCTGGAGGCCGGCAAGAGTCGCCTGGGCTACGGGACGAAGAGCGGGAAGGAAGAGACCCGCGCCGCGTCCGCGAACCTCGCGGCCGCCGAGCGTGCGGTGCAGGAGGCGAAGCCCGCGAAGGGGCTGCGCCCGAGTGCCGGTCGCGCCGTGCTGCATCCCGGCGAGTTCACGCCCGAGGAGCAGCAACTCATCGAGGACATCCTGAAGAAGCCCGGCACGGTGCGGCCGGATTTCAGTCAGAGCGAGAAACTCTACGAGCAGGGCAAGTACGGCCAGAACTTTTACCACGACATCCCGCCGGTGTTTGAGCGGCGCCTCCAAGATCCGCGCGACGTGCAGCAGGCGATGAAGTACCAGACCTCTGGCGCGCTGGGCTCCGAGCCGCGCGCGCAGGCCGAACTCGGCCTGGAAGCGTTCCTGCGGGAGAAGATGGGCCGGCCGCTCAGTCACGACATTTTCGAGGTCGCGAAAGATCCGAAGACGGGCAAGGCCTATGCGGTGGACGCGAAGCTGCGGAACGCGATGCTGGCGCAGTTCGAATCGATCCGCCAGGGGGGCTTCCCGTCGGGGCCGAAGATCACACCCTACGGGTTCGCGATGGGCGGCGACCCGACCAAGTACCCGATGGTGCGCGACCCGTCCGCGTACGTGATGGACCGGCACATGTGGGACATCCACTACGGGCCGTACGCGGCCACGTTGCCGGAACGCTTCGACCCGAAGAAAGGCGTGATGCGGCCCACGACGGGGCGCGACCTGGAGACGGACGTGCGGCGCATGCTGACGACGCATGAGGGGCGCGAGCGCGCGAAGGGGATGGGCATCGAGGCCGGGCAGTTCCAGGCCGGCCAGTGGTACGGCAAGCGCGGGCAGCGCGGTCCCACCGAAGAGGTCTCGATGGCTGACATGATCGTGAACGCGATTCGTCGGCGCCCCGATGAGTTCGCGAAGATCCCCGGCTGGACTCGGCTGAACGAGGACGGGCAGGCTGAACTGGTGACGAAACTGTTGATGGCCGGCGGCGCCGGGGCCGCGATCATCGCGAACGCGGTGCGCCGGTCGCAGGAGGCGCCGGCCGAGGCCGAGCCCGAGGGCGAGCCCTCGATGGCGCGGAAGGTGTTCGGCCGATGAGCGACCCCGTCACGCACGTGCCGGCCATCGTGCCGCCGGATGCGGACGAGATCACGCGCGGCGTGTGGCAGTGGGACGTCGCAGCCGGCGCCCGCGTGATGGCGGTCGGCGTCCAGAGTGATCCCGCGAAGGACTCGCAGGCGTGGTGGGACGCGCAGCGCGCGACGATGCCCCCCTACGAGTTCCTGCGCGAGTACGGCATGGACTTTGGGGCGTACGCGGGCAAGCCCGTGTTCCCCGAG